TTCAGGCTCAACCGCCTGCTGCAAAATGATGTTCGGATAGTAGCTGGCAACATCGAAATCTGATAAGAAATAACCTTCCCCTGCGCGCACGCTTTGCGCCTTTTCGGTGCTATGGAGGCCACCGATTCCCATTTGATATGACCCGCCGCCTATCTTGATCTTTGTATCTGCCAGCCAGTCGGGCATTTTAATCGAGCCGTTGCCCGACAGTTCAAAATCATGCCCGCATATGCGTTTGAAAATAGCAGTCAGCGTGGGGTCGATAAATGACACCATGCCCGGATCAATATAGCGCACAGTGTGGCCATCCTTTAATCGCAACGGGTGCAATACCTTTCCGCTGATGGCTTCAATTTCTGATTTCAAGACCGCCTCGGCGATCTGCGCGTCCGACTTGCTGCGCAGATCAAGCCCATATTGCGCGCCCATATCAACGCGCAAGGCAAGCTGCGGTGCGATCTTATCAGCAAGCGCCTTTGTCACGCGTAAGTCATTGACGCAATAATCACGCACTGCATCCATCTGCGCATCGGTCAAGGTGGCGTCGTGCTGATAGGGCAAGTCCTGAAGTTTTGGCTGATCTATGCGTGCGCCGTAAACCTTCAAAGACGCCTGCCCAGGTAGCACATCAATGATGTCAATCGTATCCCAATCGCGCGGGATCATAACATCAACCGCTTTCCACGGGGGCAGTTTGCTAAGGATTATTTCTTGGCTGACGGCCTTCAATTCTGCACAGTTTCGGTTTTCAAGCGCAGCGGCGATCATGTAAAGGTCATATGAGTTTGAATTGAAACCAAGCGTTGTGTTGGTTTTCATAAAACGCGACAGCTTCGCAACATCCAGCTTTCCATCGCCGCGCATTTCTATATGCGCAACCTTGCCGTCAGCGTTTAGAAAACTGACAAGGAAATAGTTTTTGTATACCTCAACATCAAAGATCAACATGGGAGTAGCCCACCTATATAAAAGAATGGCGGCGAGTTGCCCCGCCGCCCTTGATGTCACATGAAGTCGTCAGCCTCATATGGCACATCGTCGAAGTCATCAACCGATGCAGCAACACCATCGCCAAACGGATCACCGTCTTTGGCAAACTGGACGGCCAGCAGGTTCGCGTTCACACGCTTCCCATAGGTGTTATCCTGCCCCCACAGTTCAATGATGGCGTTGACATAGCACCCGGCGTAAGGCTTGCCGTCATCCTCAGCCAATGGGGCGCGGTCCGTTCCGATCACCATAGGGCGTTGCTTGGATGATGCCTTGATCGACATTGTTCCGGCATAGCCGTCATACTCAATCGTATCGCCGTCCTTGAGGCACAACTTGTCAGCAGGCGGGGTTTTGCCTTTGTGCTTTTCCTTGCTCACCGCCGTGATTGCGGCCTCGATTTCCGCGATCTTGTCGGCGTGCGCTTCTTTGTCGAGCAGGAACGTAGCTTCAAATTTCGTTTCTTCTCCCCCAAAAACAGCCCTGCGAAACAGAGATGGGAACGACAGCCGCACGTTAGTCAGTTTAATCTTAGCCATTTTCTTTGTCCTTTTGACATTTTCAGTTTTGTTGCGCGAATGTGCGCTTTCGTATCTTAACACCACTTTACGTTATTCCACAACGTCAAAATCGTCAAGCGTTGCGTTTAACGCAGGGCGGCTGTCGCTGTCCGGGGCAACCGTTGGTTTCCCAGATGATGTTGCGATCATATCGGCCACATCGGCCTTGCGCTTGGCACCCAGTGCCTTTTCAGCTTGGGCGGGGCTGATGACTTTAACCACTGTGGCCTTGGCACCTATCATCTTGCCCAGTGCCGCCAAGGCTGCATCCTCGTTGATCCAAATGCGCGACGATCTACCCGCCACCAGCTTAAAGCCGGGGAAGCCTTCACCACTTAGCAGGCGTTCGGTAACGTGTGCCGATACGGCATTGATCCAACCATCTATCAGCGACTTGGCAGATAGCGCCGCCCCGATCTGCGCATCTGTCAACGTGTCGGGATTGGGTAGCTGATCGAGGTTGTCGAAGTCGGTCAGCAATGTCGATTGGACATGATCGGCAAGGGCTTTGCAGTTGTGCTTTGCTTTGCAGAAACGACATTGCTTCTCACCCGGTTGTCGCGCCGCGTCATCGGCCCGCGTGGCGTCAGCGCGTTGCGTTACCCATTCGGCCCAACGCAACAAATCGTCAACGCTGATTTCCCATTCGCTGATATGATCAAGGCGGGGCTGAATGATTGCGATGGATACCTTACGCACATCAACGATGTTGCAGACCTCGGCATAAGCCCCCAGGGCATAAAGCATCCCTTGGGGGTTGTTTTCAGCAAAGACCTGAACACCCATACCATACTTGAGGTCGCAGACGTGCAAGGTGTCACCGCGCAAGATAACGGCGTCGGCAGTCCCAAACCCACCTACAACCCAGTCAGAATAATCGACACGCTGCTCGATCAAAACCGTATCGGCATCAACAGACAGGGCGCGAACATAATCAGTATACACCCGCACAAAATCGGCCATTTCTTGATTGTCAAAATGGTCAAGGGCCGCGTCAGATGTTGTCAGCGCAAACTCTGCTAGGTCGTGAGCGGTTGTGCCTTCCTGCGTAAACACGCTTGATGTGTCAGGCAGTGTGCTTTCAGCCTTTACACTGCCGGGGCAGTAGAGCCAGCGGTGCGCGTTGGAGGCCCCTAGCGCTGCGTGCGCAGTCATTGTGCCACCGCCCATGCTGCGAAGGTAGCGAGGTTGTCGCCCTTCAGTTCACCAACGCGCGCCGCGCCAAGTTCCGACAGCTTTGCCTTGATGTCATCCTTTTTACCCGCCCGTGACAAGGCAAGGCAAACCCGCGTCAGTTCTTCCTGGTTGATTGTGATCAATCGGGCGTCAGCCGTAGGGGCGTCAGCCGTAGGGGCGTCAGCCGTAGGGGCGTCAGCCGTAAGGGCGTCAGCCGTAAGGGCGTCAGCCGTGCCAAGCCGCGCGGTCAAGGCTTCAATGGCGGCAGTAAGCTTTTTGATTTCAGTTTCCAGCATTTTTTTCATCCTTGCTTTTTGTTGCCTTTCGTATCTAATCGTGTTTATACGTCAAGGCAAGATGTTTTTCAGGAGGCAAAAATGCTAACATCAACCGAGTTGGGAAAGGCGCTGGGCATGGCCAAGTCAACCGTTCTCAAGCTGGCCAACGCTGGAAAAATACCAGCGTTGAAGATCAATGAGCGGGGCGACTATCGCTTTGACCTTGATGAAGTGAAGGGCGCGCTACGTGCGACCGATGGGGCAGATGAATGATGCCCGCGCAAAACCGTGCGCAAGATGTGGCGTTCACATACTGCATCAACTTCGGATCGGCTGAAACCAAACGCGCAGCGTGGCCCAAGTTCGCCGCTACCGTATCTCGATCAGAGCCTTTTGACACAAAAGAACAAAGCATCCGGCGCGCTGCTATCGTCGGTGGCGTCAGGCGCGATGAAAAGACAGGGCGCGCTGACAACGTGACATCCCGCACCATCTTGACGCTGGATTATGACGACTTCCCCAGCGGCACGAACCTTGACGAAATAGAACTTGCCTTGGAGATGGGGTTAGTCTGCACCTTTGTGGCCTATAGCACTTTCAGACACACACCAGAGGCACCCCGCATCCGCGTCATGGCCCCTTTGTCGCGCGAAGTCAGCGTGGTTGAATATCCACTCATTGTTGACGCGGTTGCGGCGCTGATCGGTCTCAACGGAATCGACCCGTGTTCAAAAGTGGTCAACCAGCTTATGTTCATGGCATCGCACCGCACAGGCGTTGATCCGTGGAGCATCACGGGTGGTGAAGGTGCGCTTGATGTTGACGCGCTAGGCATAGACTTCGGGGGTGTCAGCACAAGCGAACCCGACATCTTTGATCTCGACATGGCGTTTGCATCACAGCCGCTCGACATCAGCGACAGTGATGTTGACAGCTTGCTAGAAAACCACCCTGCAGCAGATTGTGATTATGACGGCTGGCTCAAAGTGGGCATGGCAATCGCGCATCAATACGCAGGCGCATCGGCGGGATTCGATCGCTGGATGGCGTGGTCGGCACTATCATCAAAGCACGATCCAAAAACAATGCGCACCAAGTGGCGGAGTTTTGACGGTAATGCAAACCCCGTCACAATGGCGTCAGTTATCAAAGCTGCAGGGGGGTTGCGGGGCGGTGCTTTGCAAATCGCCCCTGCGTCAGAAGTCGCGCTGACCCTTCGTGATGAAGCCATGGGCGTGTCTGACATGGGCGGATATTCGGCTTTCAAAAAGCGCATGGTGTCATTGTCATCCGTTCAACTCCCCAACGACTTACGATCTGTTTTGGCAACGGAAGTTCACAAGGCGTTCGGAAAGGCCGAGGGCATGGGCCTGCGGGACATCAAAAGCGCATTTGCCCCGTTGAAGGTAAAGCGACCCGCAACAGATGATGACGAAGCGCGCGGTCCCATGCCTGAATGGCTTGCGCCGTGGGTATACGGTGAGGCTGACTGCGTGTTCATCAACACCTCTACATCTGATTATGCAATCAAACGCGAGGCGTTCCGCGCCAAGTTTGACCGCACATCAGAAGCCGTGGCGATGGAAACCGACGCCGCAAATTATGCCCTTAACATGGCGCAAATACCGACCGTGGTGCGGTCCATGTATTGGCCTGGCCAAGATCGCATGTTTGAGGCAGACGGCAAGGAATACGTCAACTCATATCATGAAAGCGGTATACCTCACGCCGACTCAATCGACGAAGATGGTGCGCGCGTTGTTGAGATGTTTCTCAAGCACGTTGAAAACTCAATCGAAGATCCAAGGGAACAGCGCATCCTCTTGGACTTCATGGCCTACATTTATCAGAACCCGGCAAACCGGGTGCAGTGGGGCATCCTTCTATGGGGGATTGAAGGGAACGGCAAAACATATTTCTACAACATTTTGCAAAATATCATGGGTCGTAATGCCCGCACAATCACCACGTCGATGATTGAACGGCCATTCAATGACTGGGCAGTCGGGGCGCGCCTGATCGGTATTGAGGAAATCCGAATCAGTGGGACAAACAAGTGGCGCATTCTGGATCAACTAAAGCCGATGATATCAAACGACACCATTGCCGTTGAGCCGAAGGGGTCCACTTCATATCACGCGCCAAACTTCGCGTCATACTTTATGACCACAAACCACCAAGACGCCATCCCTATGTCGGACAACGACAGGCGATACTGTGTTATCTTCACCCGCCACAGGTCGCAAGATGATCTTTTCCAGCAACACGGGGGTGTGAAAGAAGCGGGGGTTTATTTTGACACGCTGTTTTCCGAAAGCAACCGCCGCGTGGATGCAATCGGACACTACCTCAAGCATCACGTTTTGTCAGAAACCTTCGAACCCAGGGGGCGCGCGCCGCTGACTGACGGTATCACGGAAATGCGCCAAGCCAACCAGTCAGACGACAAGATGATGCTGGATGATGCAATCGACGAACATAGGTGCGAGGTGATCAGTGACTATCTTTTGGATATGTCGCACCTGAACACGCTCGTCACGATGGCAGGGGGCGACATACCCACCGGGCGTGCGCTGGCAAACATACTGCGTGAAAAAGGGTTCAAGCCTATCGACAAGCGCCGCATCAAGCGCCGGGGCGCATACCACTACGTCTGGTTCGTGCCGGGGCGTGATAGGGCATCAGACTGGGCCAAAGCTGCTGTGCTTGCTTGGCACGATAGAGATGACGGCTTCAAAGATGTGCCTTTTTGAGGAAAACGGGGCGCGTTGTTGCCAAAAAGGGCGCATTAAAAAGAATGCGCCCCGACAATGCGCCCCGCACTAACCCTTTGATTTCCTTTATATTTTTCTCTTAAAGATACCAAAGACCAATAAAAGGGTAAAATACTGCTAAGCCGGGAAAGTTACACTTACAGAGCCATATTATGGTGTCTCGCAATTAAGTCGTTTGTATAGTGACCGACTTGGAAAGAACGCGCTCCGCGCCCCGTTGCATAAATACAACACATTTGAGAGCGGCAAAAACACCTTGGAAAAACACCTCTGCTTGCCCCCACCACGCCCAGATACCCGATTGACAATCCCCGCAAATTGCACGACAGTGGCGGGACACACACACACAGGAGACACCACAATGCCGAAAATTGAACTGAGGATGACCGACGCGGATAAGGCTCGGATGCAAGCCGCCGCTGACGCAAGCCAACTGCGGCTGGCAACATGGGCCAAGGCGCAACTGATGATGGCGGTCTTGCGCACTGGCCGTGGTGATGGCCAATGACCCCCGCACACCGCGCCGCCATCAAAGCCAACCCGATCCGCCACCAGAACGAGGCCGCGCTGCTCCGAGCCATGAAAAAAGAAGGCCGATTGAAGGTTGATGCACACCGCCAATTCGCAACACCCAAACCGCGCGCCGAGGTTGAGGCGGATATCATCGCGGTCCTAGATCGGCATGGCCGCATGACAGCCCCCGCCGTATCTGAGCATCTGGGCAAGTCGCGCAACTTCGCGCATGTCCACCTGGCGCGGATGGCCGAGGAGGGTAAGCTGGTGAGAACGTCGATCAGCACTGGCAAGGCGCGGATATTTCTGTATGAGGTGGTAAAATGACCGACGCCAACACCGCGCTAATCAACGCGCACCTGGACGCAATGGATGACTGGTGCGGAGACTGCCCGGACTGCGACGGGGTGGATTGCACATGCGCCCAAGACCACGCCGAAGGGATGGCCGATTACCGCCGCGATTTGCAGATGGAGGATGATAGATGACCCAACCCACCATAGCCGACCTGTGCCGCCCACTGAGCGCCAAGGTGCAGCCGCAACGCTACGGCCTAGACCACACGCCGCACACACAGGCAGAGGCACGCAAACACGCAATGAAGGGTGACGGGCAGCGCATTACGGCACGGCTGCGCAGGATGGCGTTGGCAAGGGATAAGCCTTGACACCTGCCGCGCATTGTGGCCTTTTGCAACCATGCGGCCCCCTCCTGTGGACCGGCCCGCCCCACCGTTTAACGCCCTGATGCGCGCAAGCGTCAACCCCGTGGCCAGTAATCTGATATGCGGGGAAATCAGGGATGGGGCAACACACCCGCTTGTCGGGCTTAAGACCTAGAGGACTAGGCACACAACCTCCCGGTAGCGATACCGGACAACCCCGCCCGCCTCTTGACAATGCGCCTCTGGCGGGGTTTCTTACGCGCATCGCAGCGGGATGCTGCAACACAGATATGGCGGGAAGCCCATGACAGAACAGAATTGGCCAGCCGACAAAGTTGAGCGCCGCAAGGTTGCCGACCTAATCCCATATGCACGCAACAGTCGGACACACAGCGCCGAGCAGGTTGGACAGATCGCGGCATCCATCAAAGAATGGGGCTGGACGGTTCCCGTGCTGATTGAGCCGGATGGCGGGCTGATCGCAGGCCACGGGCGCATTCTCGCACCGCAAAAGCTAGGCATTACCGATGTGCCGTGCATGATCGCCGAGGGCTGGACGGAAGCTCAAAAGAAAGCCTACATCATTGCTGATAACAAGCTGGCGCTAAACGCGGGCTGGGACAACGACCTGCTGAAGGTGGAATTGCAGGATTTGGGCGATCTTGATTTCGACCTGTCGCTAACGGGCTTTGGCACTGACGAACTGGCTGCGTTTTTTGTTGAGGAAACCGAAGGGTTGACAGATGAGGACGCGGTGCCGGATGCTCCAGAGGTTCCCGTGACGGTCCTGGGCGACGTGTGGCTGCTGGGGCGGCATCGGCTCATGTGTGGCGACTCGACCAGCATTGGCGCGGTGGAGCGGCTGATGGATGGGCAGCGGGCTGATATGGTGTTTACCGATCCGCCATATGGGGTGGATTACAAGGGGATCAACAACGACGATAGGGGTGGCTTGGAGGATTTGCTGCGGTCATCCTTTGGCAACTATCTGGCGAGTTCTAAGTCTGGCGCTGCGATCTACGTATTTCACAGCGATAGATGCGCAGACATATTCCACACAGTTTTTCGAGAGTTCTTCCATTTTTCCAGCATGATCGTTTGGGCAAAGAACAGTTTGACTCTTTCGCGGACTGATTATCAAAGCCAGCATGAGCCTTGCCTCTACGGCTGGATGGATAACGGGACGCACACATTTCACGGCGACCGGAAGCAAACCAGCGTGTGGAAGTTCGATAAAGAGCGCGTGGATGGCCATACGACTCCGAAACCTGTTGCGCTAATTGAGCGCGCCCTGTCAAATAGTAGCAAGGGCGGCGACATGGTCACTGACCTATTCGGCGGCAGCGGCTCAACCCTGATCGCCTGCGAAAAGACCGCCCGCGACTGCCGCATGATGGAACTCGACCCAAAGTATTGCGACGTCATAATCCAACGCTGGCAGAACTTCACCGGCCAGACCGCCACCCTTGAATCCACGGGCCAGCCGTTCGCAGAGTTGCAGGCCGAGCGGGTGGTAGCATGAAGAAACCCACAGGCAGACCGCCATTCACCCTGAGCGACGAGCAGTTCAAAACCATTGAGGGCATGGCGCGCATTCAATGCACCCAGGATGAAATCTGCGACATCTTCGAGGTGACTGACAAGACGCTGAACCTTGCGCTGCAAAAGCACAGCGGCGTTTCTTTTTCCGACCTTATTAAAAAGAACATGAGCCATGGCAAGGCATCGCTCCGCCGGTCACAGTGGAAGGCGGCAGATAAGGGCGTGCCATCGGTGCTGATTTGGCTTGGCAAGCAATATCTGGGCCAAAAAGATCAGGTCGAGGCGACGGGCAATGTGACCCTGCATCCATTTGACGGATGGGAGACCAGGCGTGCGCAACCCAATCCGCCTGACGCTGACTGAGCCGCAAGAGCGGTTTCTGATGTCGGAGGCAAAGCACCCGGCGTTCGTGGCAGGGTTTGGCGCGGGCAAGTCCGAGATCATGGCCTATGCGGCGCTAGGGGATGCGGCACACAGCGCCACGGCGCTCATTGGGCTATACGCGCCCACCTATGACCTTGTGCGCCTGATTACGGGTCCGAGGATATGCGCCAAGCTGCAAGAGCAAGGCATTCCACACCGATGGAACAAGACGGAAAATATCGTCTACACATCATGGCCGCGATTTGGTGACTTCCTGATGCGGACAATGGACAACCCCGAAAGAATTGTAGGCTACGAGACTTACCGCGCGCATGTCGACGAACTTGACACGCTAAAGATTGCCAACGCTCGCAAGGCTTGGAACCAGATTATCGCGCGAAACAGGCAGCGCCCCGAGGGCATCAAGCGCCCATTCAATCGCGTTTCGGCCTATACGACGCCGGAGGGCTTTCGGTTTGTCTATGAGCGATGGGCCAAACAACCGACGCCAGGCTATGAGTATTTCCAAGCGCCAACCTACAGCAACCCATTCTTGCCTGCGGAATATGTCGACAACCTGCGCAACACCTACCCGCCCGAACTGATCGACGCCTATATCGAGGGCCGCTTTGTGAACCTCACCAGCGGCACCGTTTATAATTCATATGGGCGTGAGGTAAACCGCAGCCGCGAAACGATCCAGCCAAATGAGCCGATCAAGTTGGGCATGGACTTCAACGTGGGCAACATGGCCGCTTGCGCGTTCGTGTTGCGCGACAAAGATTGGCATTGCGTCGATGAACTCAAGGGCGGTGCTGACACGCCTTCGATGATCCAGACAATCAAGACGCGATACGAAGGCCACCACGTCACGATCTACCCGGACGCCAGCGGGGCAAGCGCCAGCAGCAAGGGCGCGTCACTGTCCGACATCGGCCTGTTGCGCGCGGCGGGGTATTCGATCCGGGCAAAGGGTAGCAACCCGCGCGTCAAGGATCGTATCAACGCGGTGAATCTGGGCTTCCACGGCGGCAAGCTATGGGTCAACCCGGACACATGCCCCGAAACTTCGCGTTGCCTTGAGCAGCAGTCCTATGATAAGAACGGGGAACCTGACAAGACATCGGGACTTGATCACCAGAATGACGCATTCGGATACCCGATTGCTTACGAAATGCCGGTGATCAGGCCGACCATGACCGCCGCGCCGCTGCCGTTTTAGAGGATCACACATGGTAGACACAGTAGCGAAACAGACTGCCACGATGGCCGCAATGGTGCAGGCTGGCGCTAAGGGGCGCGCGCTGATGTCCGGCACGGCTGGCATGCGCAAGGAAGGCACGCGATACCTGCCGAAATTCAAGGCCGAGGCCGAGGATGATTATCAAGCGCGCCTGCATTCGTCCTGGCTGTTCAACGCGCTGCGCAAAACCATCAAAGACATGACAGGCCGGGTGTTCGACAGCCCTATTGAGATACAGGACGCGCCGCAACAGATCATTGACATGACCGAAGATATTGACATGCAGGGCCGCGACCTGAGCGTGTTTGCGTCCGAGGTGTTCAAGGACGCGTTTGTGCCTGGCGTTAGCTACATCATGGTTGAGGCACCCCGCCGCAATGCAGACACCACGCGCGCTCAGGCGGCTGCACAGGGCTTGCGTCCGTATCTGGTGCATCTACGAGTGGAGGACGTGCGGGGATTCAAGCCCGGGCTGTTTGGCAACGTGCTGGCCTTGGCGCAGTTGCGCATCCGTGAAACCGTTAGCGAGGACGATCCAGAAGGCGAGTTTTCGCAGGTTGAGGTTGAACAGGTGCGGGTGCTGGACCGCCTGCCCGATGGTGTGCGAGTGCGGCTGTATCGCCAGAACAGCAAGAAGCACTGGGCGGTAGTTGATGAATATATGACCGAAGCGCCTGAAATCACGGTGATTCCGTTCTATGCCCAGCGCACGGGGTTCTTTACCGGCGAGCCGGTCCTAGAGGATTTGACCGACGTCAACATCGCGCACTGGCAGTCGCAATCTGATCAGCGCAACATTCTCCACTTTGCTCGCGTGCCGATCCTGTTTGCATCCGGTCGCGGTGATGACGAGCCATTGACGATCAGCGCGGGAACGGCGGTCGTATCACGCGACGTTGGCGCGACCCTGCAATGGGTTGAGCATAGCGGCAAGGCGATCGACAGCGGACGGCAAGACCTGAAAGACCTTGAATTTCAGATGCAAACGCTTGGCCTGCAATTGCTGGTGGCGCGCGCGCAGTCCGCAACCGGGGCCGCGCTGGATGCTGTCAAGGAGACCAGCACGCTTGCCATGATGGCGGACAGCCTCAAGGACGCGCTGGAACAGGCGCTGCAATGGATGGCGTTCTATGCAGGGCTTGGCGATGTGTCGATCACGGTAAACGTCAACAAGGAATTCGGCGTTACGATGATGACACCGCAGGAAGTGCTGGCGATGCAGAAAGACGTTGCGATGGGCTATCTGACGCTGGAAACGTATTTTGAGGAACGCAAGCGGCGCGGTGTGTTGCGGCCTGACTTGGACACGGCGGCGGAATTAGACAGGCTGGCGGCGACTGCGCCTGCGCTGACTGGCGCGCCGATGGGATTGGGGGAATAGATGGCATACATGAAAAAGCGCAAGCCGAAGAAATAACCCATGGCCAGCGTAAACACCGAAATCCTTGACAGCATCACTGGCCGCGCGTTGGACCTGCAACGGCTGACGGCCACGCAGTTGCGCGACAGTGCGATGTTCCTGCGCACGTTGGAAGGCGATATCGTGGCGCAACTTGCCCGCATCGACCCGACAGGCATAGCGGCACCATCGCGGCAGGCTGCGCGGCTGGAAAAGCTGCTGGACCAAACCCGCGAAACAATACGCAACGCATACCGGGCAGAATCCACGCGCCTGGTGGGTGAGTTGCGCGAGTTGGCGGATATCGAGACACAGTTTGCGGCGTCGTCAATAAACAAAGCCGTGGGCGCAACCTTAATCACCACAAGCATTACGCGCGGGCAGCTTGTAGCGATTGTTGACGGCGTGCTGATCCAAGGCGCGCCCGTGTCGGATTGGCTCTCACGGCAGGCTGGTGACACGCTGCAAAAATTCACTGACGCCATGCGGATGGGCATTGCAGAGGGAGAGACAAACGCCAGCCTGATCCGGCGCATACGGGGCGGGGTGCAGGGCGGCGAACCCGTGCAAGGCTTCATGCAGGTTTCGCGGCGCAATGCGGAATCGCTGGTGCGGTCGGCAACGCAGGCTGTTTCGCAGAAGTCGCGGCAGTCGCTATACGAGGCCAACCAGGATTTGGTGAAGGCGCTGCAATGGGTATCGACCATTGATCTGCGCACGACGATTGACTGCGCCACACGCGACGGGCTGACATACACCGTTGAAGGCCACGAGCCTATTGGCCACACGCTGCCGTGGGGTGGCGGGCCGGGGAATCTGCATTGGGGCGCTTTGGTCGAAGGCACGCTAATCAGGACAAAGGCGGGGCTTGTCCCAATCGAGTTTATAAAGGTTGGCGATCTTGTCCTAACCCACCTTGGCAGGTGGAAGGCGGTCACTGATACGAAGTGCAAGCGACTTGAGGGCGGCGTCGTCCGGGTGATAAACACGAAGTCCGGCGGGGTTCTCAGGGCAACGGATGACCACCCCATATTTGCGGGCGGGTGGAAATTCGCGGGTTCCTTGAAGGTTGGGGATAATTTGCGCAGCGATACTTATCGCATGAAGGAAGTAATCCGGGCTTGCCGCCTTGTCGCATCGGAATCGGAATATGGTCCAACCTTGACGGACGAGGGCAGCATCGCGGTTAAGCGAGCGCTCAAGCTTGTGGCCCCCGACATCGGGTTCGAATGCGCATCTAATATCTGGGCGGGCAAAATCGAGAACCGCGCAATCGAAATGGTATTGCGAGACCCACTTGCCATCCAAAGGGATCAAAGCTTCAGACATCATATGCTCTCTGTCGCTCATGTTCTCTCTGAAGTAGGACGAAATCGTCTTGGCGACCTTGTATCTGTGATCGTGACTGAGGGGGATACCACCAAGCCTCGCGCGCATGGTGTCAGCAAAGCCGTTGGCGCGTTTGGTTGCGTTGGCCTTGGCGATAGTTTCAGGAACTTTGCTGGGGTTATTAAGCGTCATGCGCAACGATGCTTTGGCATACTTGACGTGGGTTTCTTTGGTGTGGCCGAATCCCCAATGGTCAGCGCCGGAGGGGTTAACAATGTTTCCGCTGGCGTGGTCAAGTCGGGCTTGGTCGGTTTTGTTGCGGACGTCCATACCGTGCCGCTTGGCATAGCTGGACAGAATGCCGTTGCTAAATCCTTCCTCTCTCTCAATCCTGCGAAGGGAGAATCCGTCGGTGATGTGGCGTCGAGTGATGATGTCTGCAAGGGCAGGATTGAGTTTGGGCATGATGTGGTCCTTTCATTGGGCTTGCAGACTTATAGCGGGCTTGTTTACGATTTGGAAGTGGAAAGTGACGCGTCCTATATCGCAAACGGGGTTGCAGTTTCGAACTGTCGATCGACTTCCGTGCCCGTTCTCAAGTCGTTCCGCGAACTCGGCATTGACCTAGACGAAGTGCCACTATCCACGCGCGCAAGCATGGACGGGCAGATTGCCGAGGATACCACGTTTGAAGGGTGGCTATCGCGGCGCACCGTTGCCGAGCAGGGCGAGGTTCTGGGCGTTGGCCGTGCAAAACTATGGCGCGACGGTGAAATATCGTTCCGGGATTTGGTGGATGGAAATGGCAGACCTTTGACCTTAGAAGAACTACGCGCTAGAATTTAACACACCGCTGACGGGAAGTCGGCACAACCAGACGGGAAGTCACCATGGAAATCGACGTAACAGACGCCACAACCCTGCCGGAATGGCTGCAAGGCCACGTCAAGGACGGCAAGCTAAACCTAGGCGCGCTTGCTGCACCGGAGGACGTGACGGGCCTTAAAACCGCCCTATCCAAAGAGCGCGGCAATGCGGCGGCATGGGCCAAATATGGCACGCCAGCCGAGATGGACGCCAAGATTGCCGAACTCACCGAAAAGGCCAAAGGCACCGGCAAGGGCGCGGATGACGCGCAGGCCAAGTTGGACGCAATGAAGGCGGATTACGAGGGCAAGCTGTCCGACGCGCAGACGCGAATCAGCAAAATGCACCAGCGCGGGGCGGCTTCTGACCTCAAGGCGGAACTCGCAAAAGCCGGGTTTATTGCCGAGGCTATTGACGACGTGGCAAATTCGTCTATGATGCGTATTCAGTTCCATGAGGACGGGTCTGCAAAGATCATGACCTCAGACGGAAAACCGATGATTGGCTCAGGCGCGGATCACGGGGCGACCTTAGCCGATCTGGCGAAGGAGCTTGCAGCATCCAAGCCATACGCGGTTCGGGATGCAGGCAAGGGCGGCGGCGGGAAGCCAGCCGGATCGACGGGCGGGAAGCCAAACCAACTCACAATCACACGCGCGCAGTTTGACGCATTGTCACACCCGGCCCGCGCGGCTCATGCAAAATCTGGTGGCGACGTTGTTGACTAAGCCCCGCAAAAGGATACCCCGCCCATGGCAAACGTTCTTACAAGCCTTGCAAGTGACCTCTACCGAGCTGCCGAAATTGTCGGCCAGACTGCGGTTGGGTTCATTCCATCCGTAACGGTAAACGCTGGTTCGCAAGCCGCCGCTCAAGGCGTGACTGTTCGTTCATACACGACCGTTGAGGGAACTATCAACACCAGCGTTACCCCGTCGATGACGATTCCCGAAGGCGACGACAACACCGTCGGCAATCGGACCATGACGCTGAATAAGGAGATCAACGCAAAGATTCCATTCACTGGCGAGGATCAACTTTTCCTTGAGCAGGGCGCAGGGTTTCAGACCGTATACGGCGCGTTGCTGGTTCGCAAAATGAATGGCATGGTTCGCCAGATTGAATCGGACATTGCAACCGAGGCTTATCGGTATGCATCTCGCGCGGTCGGGACTGCTGGCACAAACCCCTTTGCCACAAACTTCGACATTATCGCCGAGGCTCGTCAGGTCATCTTTGATAACTCCATGCCGGTTGATGATGGCCAACTGTCTATCGTCGTGAACTCGATTGCAGGCACCAAGCTTCGCCAGCAGGCGCAACTGCAAAAGGCCAATGAGGCAGGCGGAACTGACATGCTGCGCCAAGGCACGCTGCTGGATTTGCAGGGCTTTATGTTGAAGGAATCGGCGGGCGTTCAAACTCACGTCAAGGGCACCGCAACCGGCGTGACCGTAAACGGGGCGCTTGCCATTGGTGCAACTGCGATTGTCTTTGACGGTGCAACTGCTGGCGCAACCGGCATCAAGGCTGGCGACGTTGTGACCTTCGCTGGTGACGCGGTGAACAAGTATGTGGTTGAGGTTGGGCAGGCATCCGGTGCATCTGGCACGTTCACCATCGCAGCCCCCGGCTTGCGTGTCGCAATCGCAGACAATGCGGCTGTGACCATCCTCAACGCCTACACCGCCAACGTCGGCTTCCACCGCTCGGCTATTGAGTTGGCCATTCGCCCGATGGCATCCCCTATGGCATCGGCAGCACAAGAGCAGATGATTATTCAAGACCCCAATTCGGGCTTGGCCTTCACTGTTGAGGTCTACGGTGGCTACAAGAAAGCCATGGTGGACATCACCGCGATCTACGGCGTGAAGGCATGGCAGCCAGACGCTATCGTCACGGTTCTAGGCTAATCTTTGCAGAGGGGCGGGCCACGGTTCGCCCCTTCACTGAGGTTAGTTAGAGGCACGCATGGCACTTGATACCACCATCGGCGGCACGCAATCCGACAGCTACGGCACGCTGGCGGCGTATGAGGCGTATGCCCTGGCCATGGGGTGGACGCTTGCGACGACAGACGCGGCCAATGAAATCAACCTGCGCCGCGCGGCAACCGTGATCGACCGCAAGAATGAGTTTTTCGGCTTGCAGCAATACCAGTATCAGGCGCGTTCATGGCCGCGTCTGGTGCGCGGGCTGTTCAACGATTGGCCGATTGATCCAGACACAATCCCGATCGACATCATCAATGCGCAATTTGAGGTGGCGTATATTCTTCAAGGCGGGCTTGATCCGTTTGCCACGATTGAGACAAGCGCCACATCGGAAAGCATCAAGGTCGGGCCGATCACGATTGCGGGCAGTAACCTGCCAACGTCACCCGCCCGAATTCTTGCGGTCGAGGGCCTGTTGCGCGCCTACGTTCGTGGTGGTCAAGGGCTTATCAACATGAGGCGCGGGTGATGGGCCGGTTTATATTGGGCGAAGGGCAGAAATCCGACCGCGATGTTGTCTTAGTGAATCGAAAGCTAGGGATTGCAATCCTTGATGACAATGAAGCGCTAGATGTCACTAATTGGCTTGGGATTGATGGGGAGGAATGCGAGCCAATGGAGGCTGTTGTTTGCGTTGCGGGGCCGTCACTACACAAACACAAGATCGGCTTTTACACGATTGATTTGCGTCAGTTTGAAGGGGCGGTAATTCAATGACCACCATTCGCGCCCAAGTCACCGCCGCATTTGACACGCTGGTTGCAAAGCAGCCGGACGCGGTGCAGACGGGCAGCATCCAGCGCGCCACGCGCGCAGGTGGCGGGCCTAGTGACCCCACAGGCGGAACCGTAACAACCGCCACCACGGCGGCGCGTATGGCCGTGTTTGAAATCGCAGAACGCCGCATTGACGGCACCAATATCTTGGCAGGTGACTTCCAAGTTATCATTGAACCGATAGGGATTGAGATTGACCTAGAGGATCTTATCATCTGCGACCGTGGCACGCTGACAATCGCCAAGCTGGGCCGCGTTGCATCGGGTGGCGTGACTGCCCTCTATGACGCGGTAGGGCGGCGCTGATGGCTGGCTTTGCAGATCAGGTGCGCGGATTCGAGCGCAAGACTGCGCGCAAGATGGACTTGGCGGTGCGCAAGATCGCTTTGGAAATGTTCCGCCGCATCATCCTAAAAAGCCCCGTGCTGTCTGGCCGGTTTCGCGGCAACTGGCAACTTGCAATCGGTTCTGTGCCAAATGGCACGTTGGAGCTTGACGACAAGACAGGAACCGCGACGATTGCCAAGGGCGCGGCGACTGTTATGGGCATCAACGCAGGCGACACAATCTACTTCGCCAATAACCTGCCATATGCGCGGCGATTGGAAGAAGGGTATTCGCAGAAGGCACCCAACGGCATGGTCGCGCTGACTATCCAAGAGTTTCAATCCGTGGTGTCGCGCATCGGCATAGAATTGAGCATCCAATGAGCGCCGAGGCTGATATTCATGTGGCACTGATGGCACGCGCCGAGGTAATGGCTACCGCGCTGTCCTATCCCGTGCTATGGCCGCAAAAGGGCGGCGGCATTCCAACGGGTGAGCATATCAAAATTGCGCATTTGCCAAACGATAATGAGCCTGCCGAACTGTCCAGCAACGTCATGCGGCGGCAGGGGTTTCTTGTGATAACGCTGGTGTCACCGCTTGGCGTTTATGAGGCGGTCACAAGGGCAAAGGCGGGGCTTATTGCGGCGTTTTTCTACCGCGCCTTGCGCCTGACTGTGAACACGACAACGCTAACAATCAACGGCCACTCGGTGCGGACCGGACGGCAGGAAGGGCAAAGATGGGAAACCCCGATCTTCGTAGGCTACCAGGCAACCGCGTGAAAAAAGACGCGCGCGTGTCTCTGACAAACACAAACAAGGCAAACGGTCTCATTGGCGCAATTGCTACCCCGTTTGAATCTGACGCCGCGCAATGGCTTGCAAAAGGCTGGACGCGCACTCTGCCCGAAACAACTGAAACGCTGACCCCAAAGGACAACACACATGACTAACTTCATCGGCCAAACCCTGTTTGTCGCGGAAGCGCTTCCGACCGCAAACACCGCCGCAGCATTTGCCGCCCTGACTTGGGTTCGCGTTAATGGCGAGTTGGATTTGTTCCAGCTTGGCGTCACGCATTCCATGATCGAAATTCCGGCGTTGTCCGGATTTACGAAGGCGGACAAGGGCGCAGGCACCGGCAGCGAAAGCACCGCGACCTTCGAGGAAGTGCCATCAGACGCTGGCCAAGAGGACATCAAGAACGCCGCTGATGGCGACTCGGGCATCCTGTCGGTCAAGATCGTGGACGGTTCCGGGGTGGCAAATGCGCCAGTTGCGGGCGATCCGGTCAAGTATGCGCAAGGCATCGCGCATAGCCATGTGCCGAACCAACCCACCAACGCGAACTTCCAAGGCTTTTCGATCAGTTTCCGGCAGAACGCAGCTACGATTGTGGCGACTGAGCCAGCAGCCTAATCCTGCTCCGGCAGGCTAGGGGCGCGCGTGGAGGTGGTTGGCCACCGCGCCCCGTTATCAACCACAACCAAAGGATTTGAACCATGGATATGAACACCCGAAATTCCCGGCAGAAACAAGAGGACGGAGTTTTTGTGCCGTTGTGCGATCAGTGGACAGGCGAGGCCATCAAGACCGGCAAGGACGCGCCGGGCTTCCTTGTGCGCGGCATCGCCGCCCGCTCAACGCAGATGCGGCTGGCAGAGGCGCAGCTTGCCGCCAAGCAGGCCGCCCAGGCGGTTGCGGACGGCAAGGGCGAGGCTGAATCCGCTGACGCCTACTTTGATCAGGTCCACAAGGCCACGATTGAAACCGCCATGAAATACATCATCGAGCCGCGCAACATGACGCTTGGCGATACGCCAGTGACAACGCCGGACCATATGCGCGAAATTCTCAACATGACCTTCCCGGATTTTCAGGTTGAGAAAGACGACAAGGGTGCGCCCGTGATGACTACGGTCAGCATCAAGGACAAGGACGGCAAGCCGATTGATGTGCAAACGCCAAAGCTGATCGTGGTTGGCAAGACGTTCGCCCAGCAGGTCATTGATGCAGCGGAGAATCAGCAGGGTTTTTTGGACAAACAGCCGACTGGTTGACACTGGCTGCGCATCAAGCCGGTTGGCTATCGAGCGCGGTTGAACACAAGGACGGACGGCCCATGATCACGCGCGCAAAACAGTATCAAGACGCGGGCCGTCCGGTGCCATTTGTGCAGGTCCATGCGTGCGCATATTTGCTTGAGGCGCTGATCGAGGCGGGGCCGGTAAAATCAGACGGCATGGGCAACCGCGTGGCGCTGGATTGGCACGATCTGAAAGCCTATGCCGACATGACAGGGGCCGTGACAGAGGCGTGGGAAGCGTCTATGTTGCGGCGTATGAGCATGGCGTTCGCAAACGGACTGCAAGAGGGCAAGAGCGCGTTTAGTATCGCGCCGGTGGATAGGGAGCCGACAAATGGTTGACATGGCATCCCTTGCGGTTCGCATGGACACGTCGGACTTGCGGCGTGGGAAGCGCGACCTTGGCGACGTTAGCACGGCGGCGGGTGGCGCAGAGCGATCCGCTGACAGGGCTGGGCGCGCGTTTGGTGGCATGTCTGCCGCCATGGTCGCGGCGGCGGCTGCGGCGGCTGCTTTGGGCGCGGCGTTGGCGGCTGGCAAGCTGCTTGGACAGTTCATTGACGCCACCGTGACCGCCGAGGCATCGCAGGCACAGCTTGGCGCGGCTATCCTGTCAACGGGTGGCGCGGCGGGCCGGTCGATTGAGCAGTTGAACGCGCATGCGGCATCCTTGCAGCGGATCACCAATTTCGGAGACGAGGCGACTAACGCTATGCAAGGCGTGCTGCTGACGTTCACGCAGGTGCGTGGCGATCAGTTTGACGCCGCGACGGTGGCGGTAATGGACCTTGCCACGGCGATGGGGACCGACCTCAGCACGGCGGCTTTGCAGGTTGGCCGCGCGTTGAATGATCCGGTCTTGGGCATGACGGCGCTGTCGCGGTCGGGTATCCAGTTTACCGAGGCGCAAAAGGAAATGGTGCGCCAGCTTGTCGCCAGTAACGACGTGATCGGCGCGCAAACCATTATCCTGGCCGAGTTGGAAACGCAGTTCGGCGGATCGGCGGCAGCGGCGCGGGATACCTTGGGGGGTGCGCTTGGATCGTTGCGCAATGCGTTCGGCGATCTGTTTGAGTTGTCTGGGCCGGGTTCCGAGGCATTGCGGGCGTCGATTGAACGTCTCACGGCGGCAGTTGCCAATCCCGAGTTTTTCGCAGCGGTGCAGTCGATTGGCACGGGGCTTTTCAAAGCGGCAGAAATTGGCGTGAATGCGCTAGTCGGGCTGTCCGAGGCGTTTACCACACTGGCGGATAACCTTGATCTGGTGGCCATATCGGTCGGCGTGCTTGGGGCGATGAAGGTTCCGGCTCTTGTCATAAGCCTTTCGGCCATGGCCACCAGCGGCGCACTGGCAGCGGGCGCAATGGCCACGCTTGCATTGGCCATGAACCTGATCCCCGCAGTCGCGCTATTCACCGGACTGGCGCTTGCGGCGACCACACTCTATCGCGGGTTTACAGAAAGCACTGCGGGGGCAGCGGCATTTGAAGGCGCGATTGCCCGCGTCGTGAGCGTCCAGGATGCGCTGAACACCGCGACTGAAAGGTTCTACAACAACGTCACGCAGCGGAACCTTGACGCCATGCTACAGGTAGCAAGGGATGCGGTTGCAACGGCTGAAACTGCACTTGACGCAGCACGGGCCGAGGCCGAGGCCGCGTCGTTCATGGTCACTCTGTTTGGCGCGGGAATTGGCGTTGACCGCCTGACAGAAGCGGCGGATGCAGTCACGCAACTTGCGCTTGATCTGTTTGACGCGGAAACGTCACTATCGGCGGCTGAACACGCGGCGGCGAACTTTGCCAGCGGGCTTGGTGATGCCGAAGATAACGCAGGCGCAATAGCGCGCAGCATCAATGGCCTCAGCTTCGCCAACGCCGTCACGGGCGCGTCTGCCCTTGCCGTCCAGCTTGGCATAGGTGCAGACGAAGCGCGCGCCATCAATGCTGCAATGAATGAGGCGGCTGGCATCCCGGAACAGGCCGCACCATCTACGGGCCTGTCGTTTGGTCTGGGCACAGTCGATACACAGACTTTTGGCGACTTTGGTGATGCGGTCTTGGAGTTTGGCGACAACGCTGAAACTGCGCGGCGTCGCGTTCAAAGTCTCACCACTTCCTTGGACGGGCAAGGCGGAACTGGCGGCGGCGTTGCAACCGCAGCAGCAGCGGCGGCTGCCGAAATCGAAGAACTCACCACGTTTGCGCAGGGCATGGGTGCGGCGTTGCAAGGCGGCACCAAAGACGCTGTTGAGATGGGCCGCGAGTTTGGCGGGTCACTGTTGCGCGGGATCGGCAGCGTGTCGGACGCATTCGGTGATTTTATCATGCGCGGGTTTACCGACTTCAAGGGGTTCGTGGCCAGCATCTTGGACAGCTTCAAATCCATGTTGGCGCAGATGATCAGCATGGCAGTTCGCAATCGGATCATGCTGTCTATCGGCGCGTCTGGTGGCGGCGTGGGGCAAGCCGTGGCGGGCGTTGCTGGCAAGGGCGGCGGTGGGTTTCTGAGCAACCTGTTGCGCGGCGGCGGTGGCGCGGGCGCAAAGGGCGCAGGCGGCGGTGGGGGTTTGCTGGGCGCGTTCGGTAGTGGCAGCGGCCTCTTGGGTCTGGGCGGCGGTAGTGGCCTTCTAGGTCTTGGTGCAGGCTCCGGCTTGGCCACTGGGATCGGGTCGCTTGGCGTCGGCGCTGGACTGGCAGCGTCTCTTAGCGTGGCGATTCCGATCATCGGCGCGGTGGCCTTGGCGTTCTCAGCGTTCCGCACCAAAACCAAGGTGCTTGACGAAGGCATCCAGGGCAACATCACCAATATGGGCGTGCTGGCCAATACCTACAAAACGGTTGAGAAAAGCCGTTTCTTCGGCCTGTCCAAAAAGATCAGCACAACACTGGGGGCCGTTGACGCGCAGACAATGAGTTCTATCACTGGGGCGGTTCAATCTCTACAGACCGCCATAATGGACAGCGCGTCGACGCTGAATGTCGGAGCGGATGCGTTTGACCGCTTTTCGTATTCTTTTAAGGTGAGTGGGGGCGGCGGGCTTGAGGGTGTTATCGCTGCGTCGGCAGAAGCGTTCGCCGGTCTCATTCCGGGGCTGCAGGGGTTTGTCCTAGAGGGTGAAAAGATCACCGAAACGCTGGACCGCCTTGTCACTAGCCTGACGCTGGTAAATACCCGCATGGGCGACCTGGGCCTGAACACCTATGACGTATCTGTTGCCGGTGCCGGTGCAGCAGCGGCATTTGCTGGACTGTTCGGGTCACTTGAAAACTTCAACGCGGTGTCGCAGTCCTACTATCAGAATTTCTACACCGACGCGGAACGGGTGGCGCGCGCGACTGAACTGCTGTCGATCGAGATGCTTGCGCTTGGCATCGACGCATTGCCATCCACCCGTGCAGCATTCCGCGCGCTGGTGGATGAAGCCGACGCGCTTGGCGATAGCGGGCTGGTGGCCTCACTGATGCAGCTATCCCCCGCATTTGCGGAAATCAGCGCGGGGGCCAATGCGCTTGGCAACAGTCTGCGCGCGCTGGTCAATGAGGATTTGTTTGCCACGGGCCAGGATTACATCCGCGCGCTGTCACGGGCCGGGAACGATCAGGCATTCACGCCGCGCGAGTCCGATGCACACTTGCGGGCAGAGTTGCGAGCGCTTAACGTGAGCATGGAGCGGCTGGTGTCGTCGTCGGAAATCACGGCGGGCAATACCGGGCGCGGGGCAGACGCGGCAGATGACACGCTGGCCTTCCAGTTGGAGCAGACCCTATGACACTGCGGATAATCGAGCCATTTGCCATAACCGAGACCAATATTGACAGCACGAATGTCGTGCTGGAAACGGCATGGACGGCTGGCACATATACGCTTGGCGACGTGCGGCGGGTGGATGAACGGCTGTTTGAGGTATCAGCGGCCAGCACAACGCAAGAGCCGGGGCTTGCCGCCACGACAGAATGGTTTGACGCTGGACCGGCCAATCGTTACGCGGCATTCGACCTGCAATTCGGGGCGGACCAATACCGGGTGATCGACACGATCACGAGCCGCGCGGACAGCATCACTTACACGCTGGAAGGCTTGCCCCGACTTTCGGCCATGGCGTTCTTTGGGTTGCAGGCAACGCAAATCACAATCGTCGGCACGCTGAACACGACGGGCGATGTGGCCGACGTGACATACAATTTGCAGGACGACACGCCTTACCTCGGGTCGTTCTGGCGCTGGTTTTTTGTGCCGCAATCGCTTGAGCGGTCGTATGTGACTTTCGGCCTGAATATCCCACAAGGCTCAACAGTGGTGGTGACGATCACAAACACCGGCGCGACGGCAGCGGTCAGCACGATTGCCATGGGCATTGCTGATGAATACGGGACCGTAGAGACGCAATCCCCGCGCGGCTTGCGCAGTCGATCCGTCAAGAAAACTGAGGGCACGCTCACGTCCCTGTTGCGCCGGACCCCTGCATCGCGGGTCGGGTATCGGGTGCACCTGGACGGATACGCCGCCGATCCGTTCTGGCGCACGATAAACGACTTGGACGGGGTGGCGGCAGTATTTGCCGGACCTGATGACAACCCCGAATTAATAGCGTATGGTTTTGTCAGCTCGTGCCAGACGGTCAGCGACGTTCGCGGGATAACAAAAGTTCAACTCGAAGTGGAGACGCTCTAATGACCGCGCCAGTAATCAGACAATTCCTTGGAACCATCCCGGACAAGGGGCAGTCACAGACGGCGTTTGACACGAACCTCGATGCGTTTCTTGACTGGCAGGCGCTGCAATTTGCGCCGGACCTTGTGGCGTTCGGGACGTTTGCCCAGTCAACGGCGGCGGCTTTGGTGGCCGCAAATCTGCCATCGCTTACCGGCAATGAGTTGGACGCGGTGCGGGTAAACGCAGCGGCTGACGGCGTGGAGTTTGTGGACGTAACGGCGGCGGGCTGGACGTTCTTGGCGGCGGCAGACTTGGCGGCGCAGAAAACCCTTCTTGGGATAGAGCCGTCGTTTCAAATTGGCGACACTATCACGTCTGCCCGTGCGCTTGCGTCGCCGGAATGGCTACCGAGCGATGGCGCAGTTTATCTGCAATCCAGCTATCCGGCGCTGTTTGCGGAATTGGGCATTATCGGTGACTTCAATCCCGGGTTGAAATTATCTGATCCTGCCACACTACCGGCAGGGACTGGCAACGGAACAGCCTTTTCCCCAGATGGCAACTACCTGTCCGTCGCTCACGCCACCTCTCCGTTCGTGACCATCTACAAACGCGATGGTGATGTGTTCACCAAACTGGCCGACCCTGCCACACTACCGACAGGGATTGGTCTAGGCACTGCCTTTTCCGCAGACGGCACCTACCTATCTGTCGCGCACGCCACCTCGCCGTTTGTTACAATCTATAAACGTGCGGGTGACGTTTTCACCAAACTGGCAAACCCTGCGACATTGCCTGCGGGGACTGGCCGGGGAGTGGCCTTATCAGCAGATGGAACCTATCTGTCCGTTGTGCATGACATATCGCCTTTCGTGACCATCTATAAACGTTCGGGTGACGTTTTCACCAAACTGGCAAACCCTGCCGCGCTGCCTGCGTCCAATGCCAACGGAACAGCATTCTCACCAGACGGCACCTACCTATCTGTCGCGCACGGGGCCTCGCCGTTTGTGACCATCTATAAACGCTCTGGAGATGTGTTTACCAAACTGGCAAACCCCGCGACATTGCCTGCTGGTAATGGACTCGGAACAGCCTTCTCAGCAGATGGAACTTACCTGTCCGTCGCGCATGACACATCACTATTCGTCACCATCTATAAACGTTCGGGTGACGTTTTCACCAAACTAGCCAACCCTGCCACACTACCGGCAGGGACTGGTAGGGGAACAGCCTTCTCAGCAGATGGAACTTACCTGTCCGTCGCGCATGACACATCGCCATTCGTGACCATTTACAAACGCGCTGGCGACGTGTTCACCAAGCTGGCCAACCCTGCCACACTACCGGCAGGGATTGGCCTCGGAACAGCCTTTTCCCCAGATGGCAACTACCTGTCCGTCGCTCACAGCGGCTCTCCGTTTGTCAGCATCTACAGTTCAGCGATTTACGACAAGGCCACAAGTTTTGCCGTAACTGCGTCTCCAGAAGAAAACCTCCCCCTCAAAACATTCATAAAGGCGACTTGATATGATCACCATTTATCAACTGGACGCCCAAGGGGTGTTTGTCGGGGAACGTGAGATTGATCCGATGGGGCCGCTGCCGCTACCGCTGGCGATGACTGCGCCGCCCAAAACAACGGGCGATCAGGTCGCGCGGTGGAACGGATCGAAATGGGAAAAGCTGGCAGAGCGGCCAGCTTTACCAGTGGCCCCTCCAAAGTATGCAACAGCCTCCGCCGCCAAATTGGCAATGACTGCTTGGATCAATGGACTCACTGCACAAATTCAGGATGAATACCCTGACGTCGTGCAGAAAGGCTGGATTGAAGAAGAAGCCATGGCAACCGCGTTCACGGCTGGAACGCAAAGCGCGCAGCAGCTTGCCATTCTTACGGCGGATGCAACCAGCAAGGGCAGAACCCCTGCTGAACACGCAGCCCGCATCTTGGAAAAGGCACAAGCATTCAGGTCAATCGCACTGCAGACGCGCAATCTCTGGCTGTCGGTCGATAAGGCACTGGATAACGCCACGCCAGATCAATTCGAGGCCATCTTGCAGGGTGCCATTGCACAGGCCGCGCCGTTGGCAGCCGCGTTTGGGCTGAAAACATGATTGACACCGCCGCCCTATTCGAGCGCGGTAAGGTCAGACGCTGGCGCACGACGGTCCCTATCGAATGGGACGTCGGGCGCAAGGCATCGGGGCACCGCGTCACCATCCCCGCAGGGACCGAGTTTGAAAGCAGCGTGCCTTGCTTGCTGCGCTGGTGGATGCGGCCCGATGATCCGCGCTACCTGCTCGCCGCGCTGGTTCATGACTACCTGCTTGAGGCAGGTGTCTACGGGCGGTTGCAGGCGGGGGCGGATTGGGACGATGCCGCGCGCGCGGCAGGCGCACCGGCAGGCAAAACCAATCTGGCGCTGATGGGTATCATGGCCAAGGCGCTCTGGCTCAACGAGCGCGATCGGCGGCGGACACCTAGCCAACCGGGGGCGGCATGACTGACATGATAAGAACATGGTGGCCAGTTGCCGTTACCGTCATTGCCGCGATTGCATGGCTTATCCGGCTTGAGGCGCGCGGCATATCAAACGGCACCGAAATCAAGCGCCTGTGGTATCAACGCAAGGAGGACATGGAAGCCGCGAAAGACAGCCGCGACCGCATGGATCGCAGGCTTGACGAAATCGGGTCGGACATAAAGACGTTATTGAGGGGAATGGGGAAGTGAACCGTATCATAATTCACTGGACCGCCGGGGGCAACAAAGCCAACGCGACCGACAAGCGGCACTATCACACCATTGTGGAGGGTGATGGCAACATTGTCTCTGGCAATCATCCGGTTTCCGCCAATGACCCGATCCGCCACCCGAACGACGGCAGCACATATGCGGCGCACACGCGGGGCGCGAATACCAAAGCCATCGGCATCGCTATGGCGGGAATGCGCGGCGCAAAGGAACGGCCATTTGACCACGGGCCATCGCCTATCACCAAGGTTCAGGTTGCGGCGCTTGTTGCCGAGGTGGCCAGATTGTGCCGCGCTAATGGCATCCCCGTGACGCGCGAAACCGTCCTGACCCATGCCGAGGTGCAGTCAACGCTTGGCATTGCGCAGCGCAACAAGTGGGACGTGATGTGGTTGCCGGGAATGGCAGCGGCGGGTGACGCGCACAAGATCGGTGATCATCTGCGCGAACGCATAGCTGTGTCTGCATCAAACAAATCCGCGCTGCACACCACACCACGCACTGTGGCCCGTCCCGCGCCCGTCAAAAGCCTGTGGGCGCGTATCCTTGAATTGCTGGCATCCCTTATTAAAGGCAAGCGCACATGAAATTCGTAGACGATGCGCGCCGGTGGTGGCGATGGCTATCTATGCAAGCGATGGGTGCCGCCTTCGCATTGCAGGGCGCGTGGGTGTTTATTCCGCCCGACCTCAAGTCGCGCGTAGGCGATGACACCGCCGCGTGGGTCACGGGCGCGCTGCTGGTGCTTGGCATGGTCGGGCGCATGGTTAAGCAGGGGGATGGGACATGACCAGCGTAGTCAACCTTTACGACGGCGGGCCTGCATCATCGGCGGGAAACCCTGACCTCGTGGAGCAACTAGAAGAATTGCTTGAGCGCGCCAAGGCCGGTTCGATCACGGCAATGGGCATGGCGATTGTAAACAGTGACGGGTCCGTGGGCACGCGCTGGTCTGGCGGCGATCTGACCATTCCAATGATTGCGGCCATATCAATGTTGCATCACGAATTTCTAACCGGGGTTGGGGGTGGCACATGATCGCCGCAATCCTATCCAGCCGCCCCGTGCGCTGGATTATAGGCGCAGGGGTGGCGGTCCTTGGGTTTCTGGGCATCATCATGGCCCAGCGACGTGACGCCGCCAAGGATGCACTCACACAAGCGGAAAATGCTGAGGCTCGGAACTACATCAACACGCGCAAGGAGATCGACAATGCGGACCTTGGTATTGGTGCCACTGATGCTGGCAGGATTGAGCGGTTGCACGACATTGCAGACAGGCAGCGCGGCGGCGGCGATTGACGCCAGCGCGCCGTTTGTCGGACCGTGTGCTGGTGCATTGGCTGGCGATGATCTGCCTGCCGCCCGTGAGCGGTGCCTGCCGATACTGGTTATTCTGGACGGTGCGCGGTGAGTGAGCCACTGCGCGTATCTTGCCTGCACGAGGCGGCAACGCTAACCGCAGGCGATAGGGAAGCCACCTATGGCCCGCCCGTCCAAAACATGCAGCACATTGCGGACATATTCAACGCATGGACCGGGCGAGACCTGACCGCGCGGGAAGTTGCCCAACTGCACATCGCAACCAAACTGGCCAGATCACAGACAAGCCCAACACACCGGGACAGCTACGTTGACACAATGGCCTATCGTGGGATTGAATACGAATGTGCGGTTGCCGCACTGAAATAAGGGAAAGACGCCATGAAGCATCTACTCGCCACCGCCGCACTTATTGCCGCCGCATCTACCGCGACTGCACCGCCTGCCCGCACATGCGCGGCACTGAATGGTGGAACGGGGAGTTGATGTAATGCCTACGCCGCCTCTATCACATGAGGCGATGCAGGAAGCCGTTGACGCCGTAAGAAAGCACGGCTCGCAATCCGCTGCCGCGCGGTGGCTTAAAATGCCCGAAAAGACATTCAACAGCCGCTATAAGCGCGCCGTAGATGCCGGGTTACACCTGTCCGAAGGCGCAAGGGCCATGATGAAGCTGTCCGGCCTGGGCGGCGCGGAAATCAACGGCGGGTGGGTTGCGGTCCTAGATGACAATGGCCAGAAGATCGGCAACAACCGATGGACCGCGCCAACGTCATCCGAAGAAACAAGCCAATTCCTTGACATGATCCGGGGCGCGATCGATGATCTGCGCGACGAAACATTCCCGGCGTATGAAGTTCGGCCCGCACCTGATGGCGATTGCCTGCTGATCATTGACCTTGCGGACGTGCATGTCGGCAAACTGTCTGTCGAGACTGAAACCGGCCACGCCTACAGCCGCGATATTGCCGTGCATCGGATGGTGGAGGGCACGCGCGAATTGATCCGCAAGGCATCGGGATCGGGCATCGGGCGCATCCTGTTCGTTCTGGGCAATGACGTTTTGCATGTGGACAACGCGCGATCCACCACGACAAGCGGCACCTATCAGGACAGCGCGGGCACGGTCCACCAGATTTACCGCGATGCATTTGCAGGCTATGTCAAGTGCATTGAATTGGCCCGCCTTACCGCGCCCGTCGATCTGATATTCTGTCCGTCAAATCACGATTGGCTGATGGGGTGGTGCATCGCGCAGCAGGTCGGCGCTTGGTTCCGCAATGCGCCGGACGTGACCGCAACCGATTATAACCTGTCGGAACTGCATCGCAAATACTACCGCTTTGAGGCCAACCTGATCGGCCTGACACATGGCGACGGCGCGAAGGAAGCGGACCTGTATCCGCTGATGATGACCGAGGCCCGCGCGCATGTTTCAGACTGCCTGCACCGCTACTGGTATCTCCACCACGTCCACCACAAGACGCGCAAGGCGGTGGGCGTCACGACGCACAAGCGGGAAAAAGATCACATTGGAATGACCATGATGCACAACGCGGCCCGCAGTATGGAAGGCGACAACATCCAGATTGAGCATGTTCGCAGCCCGTCACCGCCCGACGGCTGGCATAATCGCAATGGATACATCAATCGGCAGGCGGTGGAGTGTTTCGTGCATCACCCATACGACGGCCAAGACGGGCGGTTTACTGTGTGGTTCTAGGTGCATTGCCTTTGCATTACCAAGCGCGGGCTTCTATTGATCCTCTGGAACGGGATTGACTTACACACCGCATCGTCACAAGATGCACATCCTACCGGACGTAGGCATCCCCTCCCTGGTGGCGTCCGGTCACTCGCCCCCGCGTGTTAAATCACGCGGGG